TTGGACCATTAGATGGTAATATTCAACTTGCATGGACTACAGGTTACGTTAACTTAACAAATGGTGTTGATAATACAATTCCACTCAATAGTACTGTATTTAGTGTTGGTGCTGCACTTGCTTCAGCTAATTTAGGTACGGCTAATGCTGCAGTTCAGTTTTTGTTTACAGGAGTTTATATAGTAAATTTAAGAGCACATTTCTTTGACATGGGTGCTAATATGATTTTAACTTCTAATTTGTATACATCTACAAATGGAACTGTATGGTCATTCTCAACTATTATAGGTAGAATGAGGTATGAAGGTGTAAATACTAACCAAGTTCAAAATAGTAGTTTCTTAGTTAGAGTTACTTCATTACCGTTCTATATTCAACCACGTATAAATCCAAGTGCAAATGCTCCATTCCCAGCTGATTTGAGTGCACCTACGGCATTTAGTATAACAAGAGTGGGAGATCTATAATATATTTTTTATATTTGTTGGTAAAACCAACAGTATGAATAATTTATGTCAACTAGCATTAGCTAACGGAGGATTAGTTAACTATTTAACAATTCCATCAAATATAACAGAGGGGTTAGGACTTACTAACCCTTCTGTATTTTATATGGATGGTAAATACTTACTTAATCTGAGACATGTCCAATATGCACTATATCATAGTGAAGGAGATCAGAAATACCAGACAATGTGGGGTCCTCTCTCATATCTAAATCCTGAAGATGATCTTACACTTAGAACTACAAATTATTTATGTGAACTAGATCCCAATAATCTATCAATTGATCAGTATAAAAAAGTTGATACGTCTAACTTAGATGTAACTCCTGTTTGGGAGTTTGTGGGTCTTGAAGATGCAAGAATAGTTTACTGGAAGGATGATATCTTTCTTACTGGTGTTAGGAGAGATACTAAGACTACGGGTGAAGGTAGAATGGAACTATCTAAATTAAGTTCTGGTGCAACCGAAACTGAAAGACATAGAATAGAACCACCAACATATTCATACTGTGAAAAAAACTGGATGCCTATTCTAGATATGCCATTTCACTATGTTAAGTGGACTAATCCCACAGAAGTAGTAAAAGTTGATTTAAAAAAAGCTAGTGCTGAAACTGTATACATTGTAGAACAAGATGTTACTTTTCCAAGAGATATTAGAGGAGGATCACAAGTTATTACATATGGTGAATACCGTGTTGCATTAACTCATGAAGTAAATCTTTGGAACAATGAACAAGGAAAAAAAGATGCTCAGTACTATCATAGATTTATTATATGGGACATGGAGTGGAACATAGTTACACACTCTGATGCATTTAAGTTTATGACTGCAAATATTGAGTTCTCCTGTGGTTTAACATATGATGGTAAAGACTTTATCATTCCATTTGGTTTTCATGACTCTACAGCCTTTATTTTAAGATTGCCATCTGTAGTATTTAATAATATGTGTGGTTTGCCAGAGGATAATATTAGACAAGATATTAAAGGTAGTACACCATACAAATTAGAAAAATTTATTATAAATCCCTACTCAGGTAAATGTAACTATGATCTAGCTCAACACTATTATGAGTCTGGTCATCTTGCATCAGCAATGTCATTCTATATTAGAACTGCAGAGTTTTCTAAAGATGATGATCTAGTATATGAAGCTCTACTAATGGTTGCTAAATGTTTACAGAGAATTGGTAGAAGAAGAACTACTGAACTTGGTCTTTGGTTAAATGCTGTGTCATTTAAACCAGATAGACCGGAAGCATATCTATTTATAAGTGAGTATCATGAGCAACATAAGAACTATGCTCAGGCATATTCATATGCTATAATGGGTTTACAATATGCAGATAATGCCAAAGAGATGTCTAGTAATATAGGTTATCTTGGTAAATATCAGTTAGAGTTTCAGAAAGCAGTTTCTGCATGGTGGATTGGTAAAGGTAAAGAAGCAAGAAATATGTTTTTTACACTTGCTGATAATGCACATATAATGGCTGAACACTACCAAAGATTGGTACAGACTAACATTACATCTCTAGGATCAGGACCAGATCCCTTCTTAAGATACCACAAAGGATTTCATGATCAACTAAAGTATAAGTTTCCAGGATCTGAAAATATTGAAAAGAACTATTCTCAAACCTATCAAGACATGTTTATACTTACTATGCTTGATGGTAAAAGAAATGGTACATACTTTGAGATTGGTGCAGCAGACCCATTCTATGGTAGTAACTCAGCTCTTCTAGAAGAATTTGGTTGGACCGGTACGTCTTTAGAGATAAAAGAAGAAGAGGTAGTTAAGTTTAATGCTGTTAGAAAAAATAAAGCAATACAAAAAGATGCTACACTGTACAACTACTCAACACTTAAAGGACACATTGATTATTTACAAGTAGACTGTGAGCCACCAAAAACAACATTTGAGATCTTAAAGATGATCCCATTTGAGCAATGTACATTTGGTGTAATTACATTTGAACATGATTACTATGCAGATGTAACAAAATCATACAGAGCTTTATCAAGAAACTATTTACTATCTAAAGGGTATGTTCTTATTGCAAGTAATATTGCTCCAGATGAAACCAGTGCTTATGAAGATTGGTGGGTGCATCCTAAACATGTTGATTCAGAAATCATTAAGATTATGCTGAATGCAGATGACTCAACTAAAAATGCAGAGAGATACATGCTAGGAATGTTATAATTTTTTTGTATATTATATGTATGAAGCACATACATATGTCACGTATTAATTTTTCAACCATATTACAGGTATGTCTTGTTGTGATGTGCCTGTTCTTACTTTTAAGAAAACCTACACAGGTATATCCAGTTAGTAATCAAAAAGTAATTGAAAAAAGAATTGAAGGTAAAGAGACTATAATTAAAGAGCAGGGAAAGGTAATTGATAACAGTGAACAGTTTATTGAAGAACTCAATGCTGGTTTATTAGATTTACATTCTCAGTTAGATAACGTAAGAAATTCTAAAGATACCTTCAACATTGTCCAAATTCAGGACACAATGATTCATGTACTATACCGTAGAGATAAAGAAAAGGATGTTATTATAGCAGCCCAGGATACTATTATCCAAGCGCAGAGATACATTATCAATGCTAAGGACACTATTATAGCAACCAAAGACTTTGATTTAAAGAGAATAAAGAGGCAAAGAAACATTTCCATTCTGCTGAATGGATTATTAACAACAGGATTAATTATAAAATAATGGAAATAGCACAGTTAGTTCAATGGGGACTCATTGCAGTAACAGGAGTACTTGGTTACTTTTTAAGAATGATCCACACAGATGTTAGAAATAACACAGAAAGCCTAGGCAAACTTAAAGGTAAAATTGAATTGGTAGAACAAGAATCAAGACTTAAGTATCAAGCAATTCAAGAACAAACTCAGTTAGAAATTAAAAACCTAGCAAGAACTGTAGGTGAACTATCTGATGCAGTTAAACAATTAATATTACAAAGATAATGGATACAACAGCAGTAGAAACAACAGCACCAGATTTTGGTGTATTTGGACAACTAGCAGACTACGGTCCGCTAGGTTTAGCAGTATTAGCTCTTGGATATGTTGCTTGGTTATTTATCAAGAGATACCTTGATGATAACAAGAAGATGAAAGAAGAGCTTGAAGAAAAGAAAGTAGTAAAGAGAAAAACTAAGAAGTAATGTCATTTGGTCCCTTTGAAGTATTAACACAGTACGGAGTATTAGGCTTTGCTGTCTTAGCACTGGGTTATTTATGCTGGATGTTTTTAAACAAACTACTCAAGAGTGAGGAAGAGTTAAAAGCAAGAGTAGAGGAGCTAGAAGGTGATTACAGAGATGATCTAGAAAAGAAACTAGAAGAAAGCACTGAGAGCTCAAAAAGTCTAAAAGAAACTGTGTTGATGCTATTTGGTAAAACAAAAAAATGAAAAAGAAACTTCTTATAGTTGGAGCATTGTTTATCACAATTGTGGTAATACAAATATTTTCTAGCGGTACAGAACATGTTGTTGTTGTAGAAGATAATATACAACTTACCGGAGAAAATAAACAACTTACTACAGCAAATAAGAAACTTACCAATAGTGTTAATCAACTAAAAGCTGAGAACCAAGAATTAGTAACAGATAAAGCTAATCTTGAGAATATGGTGGCAGAAGTCATAGGAGACTTAGATAGTACAAAGTCTATAGTAAAAGACATCAAAAAAGAATTAGCACATGAAAAGGATGTTAATGTTAAGCAGTCTACTGGTGACCAGTTTGATTTTCAGCCAATCAAACTACCCCTTGAAGACGGTAATCAAAGGTGACTCAGTAGTTATTCTCACTGTTAAACAGGCAGATGACATTAATAATATATTTGAAAGTCAGAAAGCTAAAATTGCAGCACTTAAACTAGATATTGCAATAAGAGATAGTTTACTTGCACTTAAAGAAATACAACTGATTGAGAAGACACAAGTTATAGACAACTTTGTTTTTGATACAATAATAGCAAAAAGGCTGGACATTATAGAACATTGGTTACTAGATGCAGGTATTAACTCTACCTGGATTTATTACTCATGGAAAGATACAATGCTTTATGCTGTAGATTTAAGTCAGTATAAAGTAAGAAAGGATGATTACACCGGAGATCTAATATTCTTTAGATGTGAAGATGTAATTATTCCTTATGAAGATCAGGATGAACCACCAAAAGGATGGGAAACTGATATAGTTAAACCAAGGAGACCTAAGGTAACTAAGGTTCCTTTAAAAATGTAATTATGAAAAAATTATTTAGAGAATTAATCAGTGATGATAACCAAATCAATGAACAAGCATTTGTAGGGGTAATATCATTCTTTGCAATGGTATTTGTACTATTTGTAGATGTAATTACAGGTATTATAGGCAATGAACTAATCATCAAAGAATTTATCTTTGATGGATTTATGTTACTTACCTTAGGTGCATTTGGTATTACAACTGCCGGACGCATTATGGCTTTAAAGAACAAAGCAAAGAAAGAAGAAAAGACTTCAGAAGAAGTAGTAGATTAACCATATAAAATAAACAAAATGCAATTAAGTAAAAATTTAGCACTGTCAGAAGTAACAAGAAGTGAAACTGCAAAAAGAAAAGGTATTTCTAACATGCCTCCACCAGAACATATTGAAAACTTTAAATTATTGGCTGAGAAAGTGTTTCAACCAATCCGTGAGCACTTTGCTGTTCCTATTCGTATTAGTTCAGGATACCGCTCTGCTGCTTTAAATAAAGCTATTGGTGGTGCAGGTAAAACAGTTAATGGTGTTTATGTTCCTTCATCACAACACTGTACTGGAGAAGCTATTGATATTGACATGGATGGTACATCAGTAACTAATGCTGCAATCTTTAACTACATTAAAGATAACTTAGCATTTGACCAACTTATCTGGGAATTTGGAACAGACACTAATCCTGATTGGGTGCATGTATCTTATGAGTCAACAGGTAAACAACGTAAGCAGATTCTTAAGGCTGTTAAAAAAGGAGGAGCTACTTCTTATGTCCCATACAAATAAGTACGTATGAAAGTTAGAAATGGTTGGAATAGTTATTCTAAACAATGGGATAAACTAGCAATTAAAGTAAGATTCTCTTTTATTGATATACTATCTATTGAGGTAGATATATCTAGAGACTTTTACTTACTTACAGTATTAAACTTTACAATTAAAAACAGGTAATCATGATAGATAGTAAAAATCAAATGATCCGATCAATGAAAAGCTACCAAGAAGGTGGTGCTTCAGATGACTCTTGTATGGAAGAATACATTGGTGCTGATGGTAAAAGAAGAAAGAGAAGAAAACAGAAATGCAATGCTGGTAAAACAAAAAGAGTTAAAAGTAGTGGATCAAGCACAACAGGACGTGATGTAATATTAGGTCTTGCTGCTGGAGCTGCTGCTGGATTGGGCTTAAAGAAAATGTTAAACCAACAAAAGAAAGGCGGATCTGTAAAAAAGACTGCTAAGAAAAAGTAATATACTTAAACTACTATAATCCAGGTACTTTCTGTGCCTGGATTTTTTATTTAAACAATATACATTTAAACTTATTTTGTATATTTGTTGTAAACCAATAATTTAAATATCATGGAAAACCAACAAGAAAGAGAATTGACAGCTGAAGAAATGGCTGCTCAAAAAGAACAAATGCTTCAATTTTATACTGAATCATTACCATACTTAGAAGCACAACTTAAGTATGAAGAAGTACTTATGAAGATTGATGAAGTAAGATTTAGAAGAAGTAGTATTCAAATGCAATGGGCAATGATGGCTCAACAAGAAAATGAAGCATCTGAAGAAGGTTCTGATAATGAACCTACAGCACCTGAACAAGTTAAAGGTAAAAGAAAGCTTAGAACTAATTAATCATGGCTTTAGTAAATCAAGTACAGAAACGCGTAAAAATGCCAAAATGGGACATTGTCAAGTTCCAAATTTTGACGCATTGTTATGTAAATAAAATTACCATGAGTGATTCTGATCTTAACTGCTTGACTTTACTTAGCTTTAATCAACCTATTGAACTTACACATTTTTGTCAAGATGCTTCTGCAGAAGAAGATTGGATTTTTAAATCTTCACAAACTGTACGGAACTGTATCAATAAAGCAGAAAAAAATAATTTAGTGATTAAGGACTCAGATAATAAAAAACAAATTGCATTAAATCCAGATTTAAAAATTATTACTGATGGTACAATTCTATTGGATTATAAATTTTTAGGAGAATGAAGCCAAAAAAATCTAGTCAATTATATAGACAAGTATCAGAAGAGTTAAATGTTGAACAAGATTTAGTTGAGTCCTTAGTTGAGTTTTATTATAAAGATGTAAGAGGTTTATTAACTAACCTATCTTATCCAAGAATTAATATTGATGGGTTAGGGCATTTTGTTGCAAGACATGGTGTAGTTAATAAAGCAATTGATCAAATTAGTCAGAGATTAGAAAATCATGACACTTCTACATTTAAAGCTTATTATAATAAGAAAGCAATGGAAGAAAAACATATTTTTCTAATTTCCTTAAAATCTAAGATTGATAAAGAATTTGAGAGAAAGATAGAATTTTTAAAATCAAAAAATAATGAAGGCAGTACTGAAAGCAATCTGGGAGAATAGAAAAGGAATCCTAGAAGGAGTAAAAAACTCAATCATTAGAGATGAGCTGGTAGAAGATATTGCAAGAATGAGATATGATATCTGTGATGAATGTGAACACATAGATAATAAAGGGAAACAATGTGCTGTAAAAGGTACACAACCTTGTTGTGCTGAATG